GATAATGAAAGTTAACTCATTTACGGCCACAAGTTTAAGCGTAACAAGAGCACAGCTTAATACAGTCCCTGGATCTCACGAGATAGGAGACACTGCTGAGTCATTCTATCGCTTACAGGGAAGACCAATAGATCTTTCCTTAAAGATGATGCTGTCAAATACTGGTAACACTTATTTTAATTCTTTGGACATCCCAAAGGGCATAGAGTTTGTTTCAGTTACCGAGACAATCACTAATGCAATTATCTTTGATTACTATTCAATTCAAGAAAAGACAGGGCTTACTATTGGTGATTATATCCAATTAGATTCTGCTCTTAACACTGGGACTTATACAATTAACGAGTTTGGCACTTTAGAAAATGGTGACTCGTATATTGTAGTTAATGAAACTTTAAATTTAGAGGCAGAATACACAGGGACTTTTAAATATAAATCAAAATGGAATACGCTTCCTTTCGGGCTTAATATGCTTACAAGTGAAGTGGATGTTGCTCAATTTGAAAGCATTGATGCTTTCTTTGGATCTTCATTTGTTGATTTTGATCTATACATAAAAGACTCTATTGATGATGCTAAAGAGTTTATTGATAGGCAGTTATTTTTTCCATCTGGGCTTTACTCAATTCCCAGGAAGGCGAGATCATCCGTTAAATATGTAGCTCCACCATTCTCGTCTGACATAGTTCCAGAGCTTGATCTTGATACAGTTTTAAACGCTGACAAGATTAGACAGAGAAGATCTATCCATAAGTACCTTTATAATACTTATGTCTGGAGATATGAGCTTGATTCAATCGAAGACAAATATCTAGCAGGAAAGATTATTGTTTCAGCTGATTCAATTAATCGAATGAATGTTGGTAAAAAGCAGCTAAAGATTGAGTCAGATGGCTTAAGAGATACTTCTGAAACAAGAGTGATGATTGAAAACGTGGGAGCAAGACTCCTTGATCGATATCAATTCGCATCAACTTACTTTGAAGATATTGAGGTCAATTACAAGACTGGTTACACAATAGAAGTTGGTGACATTATCCCGTTTGGCGGTAAAGAACTTCAAATAACTGACCTTCAAACAGGTGCCAGAGGATCGGATCTTCAATTTTACGAGGTGATCAATAAGTCATTAAACGTAAAAAATGGAAGAATTAAATTGTCTTTAGTCTCAACTTCTTTTGATGTTGGAGCAAGATACGCAGTTATCTCGTTAGCTTCTAATATTGGATCTGGATCAACTACAACTAGAATTAGAATTGAGCTTACAAATGATACCGATGAATGGGCAAGAGAATCAGATAAGTGGTTACAATATATTGGGCAAACTGTAACTGTTAGATCAGGGGATTACTCATTTGATCAAGAGGCAATTCTTGCCGGTGTAGATCCATCAGATAAGAACTTCTTATTGCTTGAAACTCCACTGTCATCAGCTCCTCTTGCTGGGTATATTATTGAGCCAAGCTATTATCAGGACTCTAGCAAAGAGCTAAATGATAAGTTTAAGCTTGAATTTGCTCACTTAGTTTCACGAGTAATTATCACAGTAGTGAATTCTACTAGCAGTTTTGAGGTAGATGAACCCACAAAACTGCTAGTTGGATCTTATATTATTGTTAATTCTGATGATTTCACTAGAGATTCATTTGGGACTAAACATAAAATTGACTCAATTGTTGGCTCAACTGTAACATTAGACAGTGTCCTGGATTTTCTGCCTTTAGTTGGTGACGTTGTGAATGCTTCTAACTTTGCTGACGGCGGTTATCCTTATTTAATCTTGTAGGTAAACATGGCAAAAACTGATGACGTAACATCAAGTAGAGAGATTCTTAAAGTTGGGGATATATCTTTTAAAAGACCTGTCTCAGAGGCAATCTTATCTCGCTTTGCTGCTACAAATAACTTCATTAATAAGTTTCAAGTTGATTACGTTTCATTCTTTTTAAATGGCCCTTACTCGGTAGCGAGTGGATTATTTGGAATGGATGGAGCTTACACCATGTTCACCAAGTCTGAGATTGTGGGCGTTCAAATATGGAATGCTATCGCTGGAACAAGTGGAACGACTGCTTTAGATATTAGATGGATCAACCAATCTGGAGTCGGACAAGGATCAATCTTTTCAACAACTCCAAAAATATCATCATCAGCAGCAAATGGAACTAGAGGATTTAAAAATCTAGAGACTGGTAATAATTTTACAATGACTGGAGTTACTCTTCCCGTATTGTCTAAAACAACTTTTTTAGAAGGTGAAACTCTTTATTTAGAAGTTGATTCGACAATGGTTGGAGCCCAAAATTGTGCTTTAACTTTATTTATTAGACCAAGGACTTAATGATGGCTACTTACTATGGGGGAGAAACTCTTTACGATGTTGTTCACACTGTTGCGACTACTGCAACACTTGGAGAAAATGTTGCATCAACAATCTATACAGTGCCGACTGGTTATTATGCTTTAATAAAATTTGCATATATTGAAAGAAGTGATGAAAGTCCAAATGGTGCAAATGGAACTACAGAAGCAGCCATAGTTTTAGTCGGAGATGATTGCGGAAACAGTATATTTACCGGATTGCCATTTGGCGTAAACTTAACACTGCAACGGCAGAATAATGGCGTTTTTAACTACTCTGCTGGATATTCAACGCACAAAAGATGGTATTCAAATTACAATGGTGGCACTTTATATCAAGGAGTATCGGCAGTTGTTACTGAAGAATACTCTCCTTTTAATATGTATGCAGGGCCAGGAGATATTATACAAATTCAAACAAGTGCATCAATTAGCGGAAACTCATCTGCATTTAGGTATGTATTAGATTACCACATATTTAAACAACCATGATCTTAGTGCCGTCATACGTCCACTTTAAAGAAGGTAAGGAAAAGGAACTTTACCAAGAGTTTCAACAGATACAGCCTAAGCTTCAATGCTTAATAGAGGAGATGGCTTTCTATGTTCATAATAAAGGTCATAAATTTATTATCACTGATTTACTTAGTGATGCATTTGAAGATGCAAGGCTAGGGAGAGTAAGTACTTCTCACAGTGAAGGGCGAGCAGTTGACATTAGAACTAGAGATTTCCCTAGAGAATTTATAAAAGAATTTGAAAGATATTTTGAAAATAAATATGGTCACATGGGTGCAGTATCTAAAAAGACTGGTAAGCCTAATTTAGTTTATTGGCATGATAACGGACATGGAGAACATTTCCACGTTCAAATTAAAAGGGGTTAAACATGGAAGTTATAGTTTCACACAAAGCAGAGATTCTTTTATTTTTATTCGCTCTATCTGAGCTTTTAGCACTTGTTCCTAGTTTAAAAGCAAACTCGGTATTTCAATTAATTGCTGGAGCATTGAAAAAAGCTGCTGGTAAGTAATGAGCTGGGCGGCGTTCATTGTGTCGTTAGTAAAAGCAATTCCTTTGCTTCATGAGCTCTTTATGAAGTGTGTGGATCTTTACTATCAACAAATGGACGCCAAAGACGAGGCTAATACGCAAGAGATTGGAATGGAAAGAGAAAAAGTTATTTCTGAATTACAAAAAAAGGATTTAACAGATGAGCAGCGCAATCAGCTTCGTCGTAATCTTTACACTATTTCTAAGCGTTAGTTGTGTATCAAAACCCAATCGCCCAGATGCTCCTCTTTGCTTGCGTAATACCGATGCTTGGATGTGCACTGACTCTAGTGGTGATTTCGAGCAAGAAGAAGATGAGCTTATTTGCACTGACTTTGCTGGCTATGCAGATCTTGAGGGATATATTGATTCGCTAGAATTAAGGATAAGAAAGCTTGAAAGACGATGCAAAATACCCTGACAGAAAAAAGATAAGTAAAACAAGAAAGCTTCATGAGTGCTATCAGAATTTGGAGCAAGCAAAAGTAAATGGGAACAAGTTTCAAATAAAAATTTGGACAGATATCATAAAGAGACTAGAATCTTTAAATGATAAAAATAAAAATTGATTCTGAAGGTCTTCCATTAAATAGATTATATCCCACTAACAAAATGGGAAGAAGATTTCTTTCTAAAGAGGGGTCTGAGTATAAAAAATTAGTTCAAATTTCAACTTTAAAGGCATTGTACGAACAAGGTTTTTCTTTTGATCCTGAAAAGAACTATATATCAACAGAATTTTATTTCTACTCTCCAAAGCTAAAAACAAAGCAAAAAAAACTAAACAGAAAAAAACCCGATCTTTCTAATCTTATAAAAGCATTAGAGGATGGGATATTTGAAACTCTAGGGATTGATGATTGTTACAATCTAGATATTCATGCCTCATATATGTATGCGGATAAACCAACTATTCTAGTTATCTTGAGAAAACATTCTTTCCCTAACGTAATTGACGGCATGATTAGTAACGATCAGAATTAAATTAGAGATGACCGTCTCGTCCTCCAGCAGGGGAGTTGAGTCAGGGAAGACTTGCTCCCCTGTTTCTTATATTATTTCTTTATCTCTTAAATATTTAACAAATAATGATGATGCAAGATATGGAACAGTTTTTAAGTTGTATTCAGTAACCCTGTTTCCTTTGTGAGAAAATCCGGCCAAATGATAAGCTTCGTGAATTATGTTTTCTATTCTATCCACTAAAGGGAGATAGAGCTTTCTGGTGTTAACAAAAATAGACTCATTTACTGCGTAACCTATGACGTTAGACCATGGGTTCCATGTTTGATAAGGCTTAACAATTACAATTTGATTTTCTAGATTCATTTTGGCAATTTCAAAAGCGTGTATTCCCTGAAAAGTTGTGTGGTTAAAGTGAACATCTTTAAAGTATGGCCTAAAGTCATCATCTTTATAGTGTTGCTCAACTAAAACGCACGCTTTCCTTACTGTCACATCACTTAACTCGCATACTATTCTCATGTTTCTCCTTTATTCCGTGGCATTGCATGATTTCTTTTCTGTACCTTTTCATGGTTGCTTCGGCGTCCATTTTATATCGGTAGTGTTGTGAAAGTCTAATCTCACTCCCGAAAAAACATCCAAAGAAGAATGATAGAAAGCAGAAGTAAACCGCTCCCCAATATTCCCCTTGACTCATAATTGGGGCTTGAAAAACTTTCTATTATCAGCTTTCCATCCTCCAGTGTCAGATTCTTTTTTTTGGAATTTATATTGCTTCAAATCTCTTTGCTTCATATAGATTCTTTCTCCATTTTCAAGCCTGTACCATAAAGACGGAGTAACCTTCCAAACCTGGATGCTTTCTCCAGTTAGTCGGTGCTTATAGATAATTTTACTCATTTTAAAAAGTCCTGTTAATTTTAGAGCTTAAATCTAGCTCAACCAAGTATGGCTTACCAAGCTCTTGAAACATCGGAACGATGATGTGATTACCATGCGGATCTTGAGTCTTAAAGTCCCCAGCGTAATTGTAGGTAATATCATTTAACTCAAAGGTTTTCTCGGATTTTGACTCAACCAGCTCTTTTAGAGTCTTGGAAGGCTTCTTTGAATAAATTATGTAAGTTTGAATGATTGATCCCATCAATAGAGCGTCCAGGTGAGCAACGGCCAAAACAAAGTTTCTATTAAGAATATCTTGTTCGATTGCTAAGTAATTATCAATTGCAATAATTTTAAACTCAGTTGTAGCGGTGGAAAGTTGTTCTCTTAGTTTTTGTAAGTTCGTCATTTTAATATTCCTTTTAATTAAACAAATGCAAAAGTTTTAACAATAAACTGATATTTTTCGTCATGAGATATGGCCTTGGAGATCTCGCAATCTAAGTAAACTATTTTCCCATCTCTTAGAAATTTGCAAAGCAATTCTGCACTCTTATTGTAAGCAACAATAGAATGGTAAAGAGGCTTATCTTCACCATTAATACTCTTTATTGTTGTCATTGTGAAAGTAGTCATCGGGATACCTGATTTAGTAGTTGTCCCTACAACGTTAGATGCAGTCCCTAGAAAAGTAGCACTAGCTATAGTTTTCATCTTCCTCCCTTGGCTTTAATGAATGAGCTTGCTTGTTCAAATGATTCAAATTTTGGAACTTCAATATTTAACTTTTTAGATATTGCCCATATAGCCTTTAGTTGAGCTTCACTAGGGGCTTTTGATATTGGTTTTGCAACGTGATCCCAATTCTTTATCACTGGTTCATTTTTCCAATTGTTTTCAAAATCTCTTGATTCTTCATCATCTAAAGATTCGAGCATGAAAGTTTTTAAGTAACAGTATTTAATTGCCATTGAATATGCTTTACCAGTTGCCTTATCTCCAGAATCTAAAGCATAAGCAAAGCACTGAGTTTGAAACTGTTCTGTCATATTGTCGGAGTTAAAAAAGGTAACGCTTGCCCAAACTTTTACTAAGTAATTTTTTGAAACAGTAACTTGTCCCTGGTAATTTTTTGATTGTTCAATGATTTCTAGTTCACAAGTTTCCATTCTAGGCATGGCAACAATTCCAACTCTAGCAATTGGGTCGTGTAGTAAAGCAGTTACATCATCATGAGAAACAGCAGTATAAGAAGCTTTCTCGTTAATTTTTACGGTTGATCCTTTATGAACGGATTTTACCTCTTTCATAACTTCGTTTATTTTTTGAAACAGATTTTTCATTTTTCATCCTTTTAATAAATTCATCTATTATTTTTATTTTGGGCTTAAGACACTTACATTTAGTTTGAGCTACAACTTGATCATTTTCATCGTAATAAAGATCATATTCAGATTGGCATTTAGGGCATTTTAATATTTCAGACTGCATTTTAATAAACCTTATAAAATATACTTATTTCTATATTAAAAAGATTTACTATGTAAAGATTTAAATATATTTATTAATTGCTCTAGCAAAGCAATCCAAAATTTAATCCCGAAAGGGTTATATCGCTCACTATTAACTATTCTTGCTAGGGCTGGTTAGTAGTGGGCGAATATTTTAAAAAGGCAATTTGTGGCCAGTGGGAAAAAAAATTATTTTAGGCATTCAATGACAGCTTTTGAGGATCCAAAAATTCAAAAAGCAATCGGTTTATTGGGTTATGAGGGTTATGCTTATTATTTCATTCTTTTAGAACTTTTAGCGAAACAATGCGAAAATGGATTCAAAAATCCAATAACTTTACACCAACAAACTGTACGAATTGTTCTAAGAAAGTCACAACAAAGTTGCAACAAAGTGGTAACAAAGTTGCAGGAAAGTGGTCTCTTTGTGGTAACATTTAAGGAAAATCTATACGAGTTCTACGTGCCTAACTTATCAAAATATTTAGGAAAGTATGAAAACAAAATGTCACCAAATTCCCCTAATAAAATAAAAGAAAATAAAATAAAAGAAAAAGAAAGTATAAAAGAAAGAGTCACGTGTGATGATGTTTTGAATCTTTGGAATGACTCGTATGGTAACAAATTTGGTTATTGTCCAGGTTTCGGTTCTGGCAAGCATTTGGAAAATGTTTTGGAGAGTTTGGGCTTTTTAAAAACGATTGATGATTGGAAAAATCTTTTTTTAAAGGCAACAGAATCAAATTTTTTGAGCGGTAAAAACAACAACGATTGGACAGTTAACTTGCTATGGTTGATTGATTACGATAATGCATTGAAAGTTCTTTCTGACACGTACAACGAAAATAAAATAATAAAAAATTTATTTGCTGGGATTGGAGAATAAAAATGGAAAAAAGAATTTTTGAGCAAATGTTTATGAAAATTATAAACCAGTTTGGAGCAAGGAATTATTCTCAAGACAAAATTAATTTGATTTATGATGAAGTAAAAAACTTAACGCATGATGATTTTAACAAAGTATTAATGCACCTAATCGGAAATTCTAGAAATTCGCCTAATTTGCAAGATTTTAGAAGGGGTATATCTGAGCTAGGGGTAAGGCCCAAAAACGTCACCTCGACAAACTATGAAGCTAATAGAGCATTTCAGTATGATTCTTTAAACGACTTTGTATTCCCAGTTAAAAAAAATATGTGGGCTTGTAAGAAATATATTTTTATTCGTGGCGAAAAAACTCATAAGTTTATGCTACGTGACAACGATTTGAATGAGGAAATTAAAAACGAGGCAAATGAATCAGAGCAAAAATATAAAACTATATTTTCAAATTTGTGTGACAAAGATTTTAAAAACGGAACTTTTAATTTCTCAAAGACTTATAGAGAGCTTTTAACAGAATACTAATAAAGCCTTGCTTCCCTTGTAAGTTAATAAATTAGCTAGTTTAATACATTTAGGGCACGTCACTACTTTTTCATTTGATTCCTGGAAGTGGTTGGGTAACTGACCACTTTTCTTTTTATCTTTTAAAAATAATTAAATACTTAGATGATATATTCAAACCGATAAGCAAGGATGCTTAATGGCGAAAGTAGAATTTCATGACTTAGTTTGTCGTTTAAAGGCACTTGCTAACGAGCTTGGAAAAACGCCTACTAATGAAGAATTTATCGCATCTGGGCAATCTAAAAGACAAATATTAAAGCACAAATACTCTGAAATTGTAAAAGCAGCTGGATTAGAGGCGAATAAATATTCTCAAACTACAGATCCAGTAGAAATAATAAGAAAGCCTCCTAAAATATTATGCTTTGACTTAGAGCTGGCACCATTACTCTTAGAGGGATGGGGTTTATATGATCAAAACTTTGGACTTAATCAAATTGTGCAAGATTGGTCTATCCTAAGCTATGCAGCTAAATTTCTACATAAAGATAAGATTTACTACAAAGACGTTAGAAAGCTTAAAAATAAAGAGAATGACAAAGATTTAATCCTGACATTGCATGAATTAATAAGTGAAGCAGATATATTACTGGGTCATAACATAGATAAATTTGATCTTAAAAAGATTAATACTCGCTTTATATTTTGGGGACTAGATCCAATCCCTCCACGCCAAACAATTGACACTCTTAAAATAGCCAGAAGGCATTTCTCATTTACAAGTAATAAACTTGAATACCTTGCTAAGTTTTTAAAGTGCCAAGAAAAGTTAAGTCATTCTAAGTTCAGTGGCCATACCTTATGGAGAGAGTGCTTGAAAGGTAATCAAGAAGCATTTAAAGAGATGGAGCTTTATAACAAGCAAGACGTTCTAACCACAATTGAAGTTTATGAAAAATTGATAAGGTATGATAACTCGATTAACTTCCAAATATATGAGCAGAAAAGAATATGCACTTGCGGATCAACCGAGTTTTTCAAGAATGGAATGAAGTATCAAAAGGCAGGAATATTTCAAATCTATAGATGTTCTAAATGTGGAAAGTGCTTTGTTGATAAAGAGAATTTTGTCGATAAAAACTCAAGGAAGGAGTTGTTTAAATGAAAAAGAAAATGCCAAGTAAACTAACAATTCTAGGAAGATCATATAAGCTTAAACTTGTATCAGAAAAAAAGATGATTGAACTAATAGAGGTTCCAGCATGGGCAGCAGTAGACTTTACAAACAAGCAGATCTTAATCCAAGAAACACTATCAGAAGAAGAAATGATGATTTCTCTTTTTCATGAGATTGGACATATTGCTCAAGTTGTTACTGGTATAAATCAAGTCATCTCACAAGAGATGCAAGAGATCTTATGCGAAACTATGGCAAATTCTATGATTGACCTAATTAGATCCCTTCATAAATGAATGCACAGGTAATCTTTTTAAATACGCTTTATAGTCCAGACATAGAGGAAAGAAGGCGACTTGAGTTAATGCAAGATAAACTTCATTTTACGCTTATAGAGCTTAAATTTCAGACAAGGGATGAGTCAAGATACCAGCAAGCAGTTACCAAGATGAGTTATCACAATAAATTTAGATCCAAATGGAAAGTCATTGACGGAGTGAAAGAGAATTGATTTACATATTACTTTAATTTAGTTAATTAAAGGTGAATATGAAAATAATAAATAAAAGACTTTCAGAGTTAATGAATTATAGACGTAGAGTTTTAGGCATTACTCAGCAGCAAGTATCTGATAACGTATTTGGCCTACAAAGAAATGCTCAATTTGCTTCTAATATCGAAAGAGGTAAATGCCAACTGCCTCCAGTATATATTAAAAAACTAGCTAATTATTTAGACGTTCCACTTGATGAAGTTATTGATGCGATGACTGGTGATTATAAAGAATCATTACTGCACGAGATTGATGAGCTATGACGTACAAAGCAGATAGGCCATGTGTTATTTGCAATGAATCAAGGGATAATTACGTGACTTATCATCATGTTTATACTCAAAAAAGTTTTCCTGAGTACAAAGACAAAGCATGGAATAAGTGCCCTGTATGTCAAAATTGCCATAATAAGATTCATAATTATGGAAATATTACAGCCTCTAAAAAGTTTACTGGTTACAGCGATTGGCTACGTGATAATGGGTGGATTGTTTTTAATGAAAAGTTAATAAACAGGAATATGTATGAGTAAAGATATTGAGCAGAAGTGGATTGATCAGCTTAAACATGAGCATCAATTATACCAGAAACATTTAAGAGCTTTAGAGAAAGAGATTGAAGAATTGAAACTAGAAATCATGCAAATAAAAGGTGAGCGTAATCAAGCTGAGTTTAAGCTTGCCGTAGTGGTTGAGGCATTAAATTTTTATTCCGACGAGGAAACATGGTTTGAAGAAAGGATAATAGGCTACCCGATAATATTGGATGATAATGGCAAACATGCCAGGCAAGCATTAAAAAGATTGGAGGAATAAAATGAAAAAATTGGTTCAAGTTACTGAAGTAGAAAATGAAGGTATGTTAAAACTTATGGGGAAAAGAGTTACTTTCTTTTGTCTTAATTACATTTATGTCGGGGATCTTATCGGGATAAATGACACTTGTGTATTAATTTCTAATCCAGCAATTGTTTATGAAACAGGCCCGTTTACTGATAAGAAATATAAAGATGAACAAAGTCTATGCGTTGCTGAATTTTATATCCAAAAAAACTGCATTGAATCTTTTGGTGAATTAAAATGATTATAAGTAAGAAACAAAAATGGTCTAGGTCTTGGTCTAGGTCTAGGTCTGGGTCTGGGTCTTGGTCTTGGTCTAGGTCTTGGTCTAGGTCTAGGTCTAGGTCTGGGTCTGGGTCTTGGTCTTGGTCTTGGTCTGGGTCTGGGTCTAGGTCTAGGTCTGGGTCTGGGTCTAGGTCTGTTTAAAAGAATTAGGGGAATAAATGAGAGAGCAAGAAGCATTTGATGAATTTCTTGATGGATCAGGCTGGGGGGATGCTGTCTTATTATCATATGAAAGGGCCATGAGTGAAAAAATATGGAATGCAGCTTGTGAGCATTGCGAGAAGAGAATAAATGATACAGCAAAGCTACTAGAAGCATCAATGCTTGATGTGGAGAGTTTAAAAGATGAAAATAAAAAGCTATGGGAAGCAAACGAGAGATTAAGAAAAGAGTTAATTCACGCATTAGGATTTCACGATTGATTATTAAAATGAGGAATTTATGAAAATTAAGTATTTATTTAAAAATTGTCCTAAAAAAATTAATTACATTAAAGGATACGAGCAAAGAATTAAGCAATTTGATGATAGCAAATTAATACCAAGACAAGAGGTGATAGATTCAATTCTTGAGCTTCGTGAAGAATCTAAAAAGAACAATCAAGAGATGAAGCTTAAAAATGCTAATTGGCAAATCAATCAACTTAAAAATGAAATTAAGTCATACTCTCCTCAAGCAATAGATGAAGAATACAGGCGTTTTAGATCAATAATTAATACGCTTAAAGATCAAAATAAAATAATGTATCAAGAGCTTCTTAAAAGAAAATAGTTCAAAATATTGACATAAATAAATCATGTAGTTAACCTGAAAGAAAGATCCCAGTGGGGTCTTACTCAGTTAGCCAGTGGCATGAGGTAAAATGTTTTCTGAAATTGGAACTATAGAGGCATTGCTTTCTTCAATTTCTACCTTAAGAGATGGGTCAGTAAAGATCACTTTTGAGGTAAATCCAGATAACCAATCCGTTATAAATAAACTCATGAGCTGCTATCTAACTGATAAAAAACTTTTTACGCTAGGCATTGTGCAAGGCGAAGATTATCGGGGCAAAAACGATGGCGAAATTTCAACCTGGGAATAATGCAAATCCTAATGGTAAGCCCAAGTCAGCATTTAAAGATGACTTTGAATTACTCCAGCACAAGAAAAGATTGCATGAGCAAGGATTAAAGATTGTAGGCGAAAGCTGGGAATCAATAATAAGGGCAATGGCAAATCAAGCAGTGAGGGGAAATGTACAGGCAGCCGTCTTTTTACGTGATACATTTATCGGTAAGCCTAAAGAAGTCATTTCTCATACAGTAGCGGATAAAGGTGTAAACATCACTCTTTCCTATAATAATGAAAAAGTAGAAATTCCAAACGATGCCAAACAAGAAGATATCGGAGCTTAATTGTCTACTCCACAGCTCCAGGAATTTGATCCTAGACTTGTTCCTTGGCAATATGAAGCAATTAATTACTTTAACCAATTTGATTATACTAAGGGCAATCTAGAACTTTTAATGAGTGGATCAATTGGATCTGCTAAGTCTATTTGTGCTGCTCATGTGATTGCACTCCATGCAATAAGAAATGAAAATTCAAGAATACTTATTTTAAGAAGAGTACTTAAAGATCTAAAAAGGACTTTATGGCAAACTCTTTTGTCCCATATTGCTGATGTTCCGCATTTAATCCAGGAATACAACAAGACCGAGATGAGGATCAAGCTTATAAATGGGTCAGAAATTATAGGCGACTCATACGATAAAGGTGATCTTGAAAAGTTTAGGTCACTGGAATTGTCAGGGGCAGTATTTGAAGAAGCATCAGAGTCAAACAAAGAAGTCTATGATGCAGTCAAGATGAGAGTGGGAAGATTACCCAAGGTTTCAGAGAACTTTATTTTATGCTTAACCAATCCAGATGAGCCGAGTCACTATCTATATAAAGAATTTATTGAAAAAGATTCTTATTCAAAGAAGGTATTCTATTCATTAACGGAGCAAAATCCATTTTTGCCTAAATGGTATATTGAAAACCTTAGAAATGATCTTGACCCAATGATGGCTAAAAGAATGCTTCAAGGTCAATGGATTAGCATTCAGGGACAAACTCCTTATTATGCTTATGATACGAACAAGCAGTTTCTTAAAAATAAATCATACGAGATTAATCCGTTATATCCTTTAGACTTCTTTCATGACTTTAACATATCAAGCGGTAAACCAATGTCATCTGGATATGGACAAGTAATAAATGGAGTTTTTCACATAATTAAAGATTTTATAGTTGAAGGATTCAATACTGAGCAGATTGTGGATGAGATGATTTTAGATGGGTGCCTAGAGCTTGTTAATGAAGTAAGAGTTTTTGGAGACAGGAACGGAAAGAATAATGATACAAGAAGTAAAACAACAGACTACGATATTATTCTTAAAAAGCTTCAAAACTATAAAAAGAAAAATGGTAGAAGCCTAGTAGTAAAACTGCAAGTTCCAAACGAAAATCCTCCAGTAAGGTTAAGGCAAAATCTTGTTAATGCTCATTGTTTAAATGATAATGGTGATGTTAGGCTTTTTTTATATAAAGATGCAAAAAAAGTAGATGAGGGATTGCGGCTTACAAAGATTAAGAAAGGATCAAGCTATCAGGAAGATGACAACAATGATTATCAGCACGTTGTTTCTGCCTTAGGCTATTATATGTACTATTATAAAAATAGCACGGAAAAGATTGGAACTTTAAAACCATTTACAACAGCGAGAAGATAATGGAAGAAAAACTATTAGAGATTTCTTACAGAAAAAAGATAATTCAAGAAATTAAGTCAGATGAAAATGTGCAAAGAAAAGTTGTCTCTTATAAAAAGCAGAATATGCAAGAAGATAACTTCTTTCAATACGTGCAGGAATACCTTGAATCAAAACTAGATCCTCAAACTGTAAAAGAGATGAGTATCTTTGCTAATGTAAACCTTCAAAGACGTATCTCTAAAGCCGAAGCTTCTCTTTACAAGAAGCAACCTACTAGGAAAGTATTTGTTTCTGGTAAAGAAGTTGAAGAGTTTAAATCAATATTTCAATCAATGGATCTTGATACCGTACTAAGGCAATCTAACGAAGCCTATAAGTATGAAGGACAGTGTGCTATTCAAGTTTATCCATATGAGAATGAATTAAAATGCAGAGTTTTAATGCCACATCATTTTGATGTTGTATGCGAAGATAAGAATCCAGAAAAGCCTTTTGCTTATATTATATCTAACTTTGATAATACTTCCCGTGATGAGATGCAAAGATCAACTAGAAGAACAGGCTTCTCTCAAGGTGATAAATACAGAGATTCAATCAATCAAGAAATTGCTGACTATGATGATCAAAACTTAAGAAATGAAAGATATTACTTTTGGACTAAGTCATTTAACTTTGTAACTAATGGACATGGTGAGGTCTTAGATAAAGAAACTGAGTCAGTAGTTATTGAAGCATTTGAAGAGAATGACGTTAATATTATGTCACCACTTGCTGATGTTCAATGCCTTCCATTTGTAGATGTTTCATCTGGTAAAAACTTTGAGTTCTGGGTTAGAGGTTTTGATTCTCTATTTGATGCAACAGTTATGTATAACGTGATCCTTACATCTGAGTTTCAAACAGTAGAAATGCAAGGTCACGCACAGCCTTTCTATAAAGGTGATGCTGAGCATATGCCTGAGAATATTCGTATTGGGGTAGATAAGATGATCTTCATTCCTCAAAACCCGCAGAATCCAGTACAGTCAGAGTTTGGCTTTGCTAATCCTGGATCAGATCTTTCTGGTATTAGAGAGTTTAGAGAATCATTCTTGGCAGCATTCTTATCATCTAGAGGACTAGATACATCAATCGTATCTGGTAATCCACAGTCAAGCACAGCATCTAGTGGAGTAGAGAAGTTACTTCAGATGGTAGAAAAGTTTGAAGCAAGCCAAGAAGATATTTCTTTATTTAAGCACGTTGAAGAAGAACTGCTAGAGATCATAGCTTGCTACATTAATTCATTCAGAGGTGAGCGAGTAGATGGAGAGCTTATGCTTTCTGATATGTATCAAATATCACTCCCTGATGATGTTGAAGAGATTAATGAAATTATAGAATTTGCCAAGCCTGAGATGATTAAAACAGAAATGGAAATGCTAGAAGTAGCTGCTAAGGAAATTGAGCTTGGGCTGACTTCAAGGGTTCACGTTCTCATGAAGCTAAAGGGTATGACTAAAGAAGAAGCCCAAAAGCATATTCAAGAAGTTGATCAATATGCAGGTATTGTTTAATGGATGGAGTTAATGATCCTAAATACTCCAAGAGCGAGGTAAGCCAAAAGTTTAACCTTAAAAAGCTCTTAGGATATGAACCAACGGACTATCAAAAAGAATTATTCTTTGAGCTTGTAGCAGAGAGAATAGTTGAAAGAACTTCTAGCGGTAAGGATATTAACGGAAGCAAGTTTGCTCAATATTCAAAAGATTATGCCGAGAAAAAAGGTGTATCAAGAAACTCGGTGGATCTTATTCTTGAGGGCGATATGCTTCAGTCATTTGAGCCAGAAGCTCAAAAGAATATTGTTAAAATAAAGATGTCCGAAGGAGTGGAAACGCTTAAGGCATATAATCACAACGTGGGCGATACGCTACCTCAGAGAACCTTTTTTG